CAGCTTCAATAGCTTCTTCGACTGGTGGTGGCGCCGGTGCCGGCGGCCCCAATAGTGGTGCTGTTGGTGGGCTGAACATACTTGGCGCAACAGGTTTTCCTATATCAGTAGCTTTTGTCGCAGTTCCTATATTCGGTAGCGGTGGCATCGGTGGCGGCACAGGAGGCGCTGGCGGTGATGGTGCTGGTGGTGGCGCCGGAACCGCCAACGGAGGCGTTGGCGGATTTGGTAGCGGTGGAGGAGCTGGTATTTCTAATTCCTCTGCCGCCGTCACGGCTGGTGGTGGTGGCAGAGGCGCTGGCGGTGGCGGCTGCGTCAATTCTATTGCTACCTACGCCGCAACCTCCGGTGCTGGCGGCGGTGGCATAGTAATTTTGGAGTTCTAAAATGCGATACGAAGTCCTTGATGCAGTAGACGGTAATGTGGTCAATACAATTGATGCCAGCGAAGATTTCTGCGCCGCGCACTATCCATTTTATAGACTGGTCGAAGAACCCAGCACGCTTACTCCAAGTATTCGCACACTAACCAAACTAGCATACATGAACCGCTTTACAGATGCGGAACTCGCTGCAATTTATACGGCAGCCAAATTGAGTGTTCAGATTGAAGTTTGGCTAGACAAGTTCAAACTCGCAGAGGAAATAAACCTCGATGACCCATCAACAAGCTCTGGAGTGCAGGCGTTGGAAGCCGCGGGACTTCTTGCCACTGGTCGTTCCGCTGAGATTCTTGCGTAAGTAAACATGGTTATTAAGCAACGACTTCTTAATCTACTCATCGCTGTCGATCAGTTACTGTGGGTTACTCTAACGTTAGGTGAAGGTATGCCCGATGAAACTATTAGTGCGGCGTTATACCGCATGGAGCGTGAGGGAAGACCTTCTGGAAAGCTGTTGCGGCCCTTGGTTGACGCGCTGTTTAGCCCGTTTGAGCACGATCACTGTAAATTGAGCTTTGAGTCCGAGTTACGTGGTACACAACTACCGCCTGAGTATCGGCAATGACAGAATTACATAATAGAAGGGCTACTGACGTGTCACAAGATAAGATACTTGTTCTTATTGAGCAAGCCAATGATCCAAAAGATCGGGCATTTCTGATCGTCCTCCAGCAGATCAACGAATCGCTGATCGCCAACACTCATATCATCAACGAAGTAGCGGAAAAACTCGACAACCACTTGACGGCTTATGAGGCCCACACAGAACGAGAGCAATTGCTGCTGAACCAAGGCAAGGGGATGTGGCGGGTGGCGGCGAGATTGCTTGGTGGTATCCAGGCCATTGCCATTGTGCTCATAAGTTTCGCGTTTAACGAGATCGTCACTATCAAGAAAGATGTCAGTGATATAAGCGCGTGGGTTAAGGTGCACGATGCGAAGGAGAAGGTGCGATGAAACTCTATGCAGACTGGAAGAATCTTGTGGTGCACGCCTGGAGCGTGCGCTTCGCCCTGTTGACGGCGGCGCTCAATGGGATGTTCATCGCCATTCCAGCATTCATGGGCATAATCGAGCCGCGCTTGTTCGCAGCTTTGACGGTGGCGCTTTCAATCGCGGTAGTGGTTTCTCGCCTGGTGCGTCAGCCCAAGACACTGGGCGACGACGATGCCTGACCAACCGCGCATTCCTGCATCGACATGGAAGACCATCGGCGCAACTGCGGCTGTCATTGCGTCGCTTGCTGCTTATGAGGGCTACCGTGGCGCAGCTTACGACGATGGCGTGGGCGTGCAGACAATAGGGTTTGGCACGACCCAAACCGCATCCGGGCCTGTTAAACGCGGGGATAAAACCGATCCTGTGCGTGCAGTGATAACCCTCCAGCGCGATGCAGACGCTCACGCTAAAGGTCTGGCTGGGTGCATTGGCGATGTGCCTCTTAGAAAGGGTGAGTGGGATGCTTATGTTTCATGGACTTATAATGTCGGGGTGAGTAGTGCTTGTCATTCCACGTTAGTGAAGAAGCTCAAGCAGACACCGCCAGATTATGCTGGTGCGTGCAAGGAATTACTGAAATGGAATCGTGCTGGGGGTATGGAATCATCCGGGCTCACCAAGCGCCGCCAGGCAGAATATAAAATGTGTGTAGGGGATCAAACAGCTTTGAATCCGTTACCAATTATCGCAGCTGCGCTGCTCTTTACTTTGGGCTTTTTTTCTGGTTACAAATTGGTGTAGGAGAATAGCATTGAATCCATTTCCAATCATCGCCGCCGCGCTGCTCTTTGCTCTGGGCTTGGCTTCCGGTTACACCTGGGAACACCGCGCAAAGGTAGCTGAGGTGTCAGCGCTCAAAGCCGATATAGCCAAGCGCGAAACCGCCGCCGCAGAAGAAACACGGCGCCGCATTGAAACAGCAAGTCACGCTGCCGATCAAGCACTGGCCGAGCGCGACGCTCGCCTAACTGACCTCGAAACTACCAACCGGAGACTCCGAAATGATATCAAAACCGCTACTACTGGCCGCACTTGCCTGTCTGCTGACGCTCGCGGCCTGCTCCAGCAATCCCCCGCTTTCGGTGTCAAGTTGCCCGCATCCTCCGGCAGCGCTGCTCCAGCCCCTGCCGCCGCTACCACAGATACCAACGACAGCACGGACACCGATGTCGCAACCTGGATCGTCGATGCATCCGATCTCTATGAGCAGTGCAGGGCGCGGATCGACGCGCTGAGAGAGTGGGATATTCATAACCAAGGAGATTCAAAATGGCAAAACCAAAACTAGGTTCTGGTAAGCGCTTCGCTTCGCTCGAAAAAACTCTGGCTAAGAAAGGTGCGGAAGACCCTGCTGGGTTGGCTGCCGCTATTGGCCGCAAGAAATACGGAACCGAGAAGTTCCAGAAACTTTCTGCCAACGGTAAGAAGAAGTAAGGTTTCATGATATACTCGTCATATCAATCTGTTAGGTTGTCGTAGGCGCACGCTATCAGGAGGCCACATATGGATGAGATTACTAAGTCTGCGTTGCTCTCCGCTGCGGAGTTGTTCCCCAACAAGGCGGTGCGTTTTACCCACCAGTTCCTAGATGGGGCCGATGGAAAGGAATGCGGCTTTGTCCCGAACACATGGGATGGGTCTTCTGTCGAAATACCTGGGCGGTGGTGGAAACGTAATGCAGACTAGCTCTATCAAAACGCTACGTACCTTCGATGGGCTGAATAATGTTTCAGACCCTATGCGTGGGACCGGGGCTGGAACTGATCAGAACCGTACATGGTCCTGGTGTTCTGTCGCGGATAATGTTGATTTTACAAACTCGCACGGAGTGGCGTTGCGTGAAGGGTACACGTCTCATATTGCTGCGACGCGCATCACCGGATCGTACAGCTCCTTCGATTACAGCAAGTTCTACATCATCGACGCTGGGACGCTTAAACGGGTAAACGCTGACGGTACGACTACCACTCTGTACGGTATCCTCACAGGCACTGCGTATTGGAGCGAGCAGAACGATATCGTTTATCTTTCTTGCGGTGCTGACAAGCTACTGATTAAGCCTGATAACACCGTCACGCGGTGGGGTGTGCCCTCTCCTTCACAGCCCGACATAGCCGATTCTAGTGGCAGTCTGTTTGCCGGATTCTACCAGGCGGTTCTCACTTACACAGATTCGACAGGGCGTGAGGGGGGAGCCAGCCCAGCAGTAGGCGTACAAGTCTTGGACGGCGGTTTTACACTTAGGAACATTCCGCTGCTCGCTGGCTATACCACACAACTTTACGTGACTGAGGCTGACGGTACGGTGTTCTACCACGTAGACAGGGTGTTGACAGATTCCTACACGGTTACAAGTCTGCCGCTTGGCCCTGAGCTTACTACGCAGTTCTTGGACGAGCCACCCGAGAATGGTAGCTACATTGCCTTTTTGGGCGCTAACGCCTACATGGCGGAGTACATCCCGGAAATCGACCAAACAGTGGTATGGTTCAGCGCCGAGTTTGGATACCATCTGTTTAACCTGAACAGCGACTATTTCGTTGTCCCTGGGGAAGTAACAC